GCCACCAAGATCGGCCGTTCTAACGAACGTCCGTCTTGATGGATGCGCCGTGATCATCCATGATCACACTTTCGGAGGCCTGGATCTCGATATGACACAATACACGATGACGCCCTACAATAAACAGCGGCCGGATCGGCGGAACAACCACGATAAGTGGAAGGTCTGGCGGAACGGCGTACTGATTGCGCAGAGCGACTTTGTGTATCCTTACGACAGGTCGACAATGCGTGTTGGCTATCTCTTTCCGAAATGGAAAGAGGCTATTTTAGCCGGACGCGATGCGACCACATATTTGTCTGACCAGCAATGGCTCAGGCAAGTCGTAAACCCAGCCCACGACTTCTCGTACAAAAACGGTGGTTATAACTACCGTCAATGGCAAGATTGGCGTGGATGGGAGTTGCCATATGAAAGATCTGCGATATCGCAGGAGGTTGCAGACCTAGTTAGTGCCGCGGACAACGAGGCTCGGACCCGAGCATACAAGAGATTGGGTACCCACTTCGAAGGCGTAACTGCCCTCGGGGAACTCAAAGAAACTCTTGAAATGCTCCGCAAGCCAGCTAAAGGCCTTCGCTCTGGATTAGACAACTATATCGATCACGCACGTCGCGTGCGCTCGAAAGTTGTCAAAACTCCAAGGCGGGGCCGTCATCGGAGATATGCAGATGCAATATCCGATTTGTGGCTTGAGTATTCGTGGGGTTGGAAACCGCTAAAAAGTGACATTGAGGACGCATTCGCCGCATTCCGCGAGCGAATGGATGCTCCCGCACTTCAGCGTTTTTCAGCCTTTGCGAAAAGGGACCGTCTAGGATACAAGCATTACCGTTCCGGTATTGCTGCATCCTATGACAACATCTATGCGCACTACTGGGGTATAGCTACCGCGAAGTACGCCGGTAGCGCCCGATCGCTCTTAACGAGTGATGTAGACGCTATGACGAGCTTGGGTATCTACCCAGCAGCCTTCATACCTGCCGCCTGGAATCTGTGTCCATGGAGCTGGCTTGTTGATTACTTCACCAATGTTGGTGATGTTCTCAACTGCCATGCTATAGCGACTCGGGTGGATTTCCACCACGTTCGCCGTACATGGAGACGGAAACAGGTGTCGCGAGTGCAGCTTGCACCCGCAATGGCACCCTGGGCAGGGTATGATTATGCTCCTTCCTACCGAAAGGTCGGAAACGCATTAGTTGTCCACACAACCGTGGATCGAAGTCCAGTGCAAGGCGTTCCTTTGCCTTATCTGCAAACAGACATTGACTTCAACCTCGGAAGAGGATTGAATATCGGTGCGCTGGTTACAGCTATGCACTTGGATCAGATCTTTTCACCAACTACTTCCCGAAGGAAATAACGATGGCGATTAGCCTGACCAGCCCCGTAACGGGCTCTGCCCAAACGGGCTTTACCAGTCCCACCTATACGGTCACCGAAGACGTGCCTCCGGATAGCAATGCTATCCAGCACGCCGTAAGTGCCCTTGGAGGGACTCAGACCGGTGTGACTTCTCACAGTGTGAGTAGTCCGTTCACATGCACTTTCAAGCGTCCGAAGAACCTTCGGACTCTTGGCATGCCGAACGCTAACGGCCTGTATTCCCGCGTTCCGATGAACGAATACCAGCTCCTGACGCGCAAGGGGGTAACCCCTGCCGAAGGGATGCCAGACCGGGTCGGTATGATTCGTACCGTCTTCTCAGTGCCAGCCGGCGCTGAGGGGTACGACCCTGCCGAGATCCGGGCCATGGTATCCGCCCATCTGGGATATCTCGAGCAGCAGTCGGCCAACATTGGCGACGTGCTAATCGAGGGTCTCCTGTAACGCGGGTCCTTATATGTCATTTCGACATTTAGGAGGTAAAGCTCTATGGGTATTAGCCCTGAAGCTCTTTTTCAAGCTGTATCCGACGATCTCAGATCTTCGGACTCATCGGAGTGCTCTCCTTTGGATAGTGTTGACCCTGATCTGTGCAGCTGCAGCGATGCAGCTGTACGATCTGTGGCTTCACTCAACCTTAGACGGAGCATCACGAAGAAATGGCGACCAGAAACTGCAAATCCTGAGACTCGCTTGAAAGCGCTAACGCTCTTTCTTGCGTGTAACAAGAAATGTAGGGACTGGAAGCTCGCTGACACCCCCGAGGCTCACGCCTTATTAACCGAAATGAAGTGGATTGCGTATCAGGACCTCGCAGAGGTTCCTGACTGGCAAACACTTCTAACCGGTTTAGGCGTGGGTCCCGGGGCCAGCGTGGGCTCTCGAGGCAGGAATTCTGCCTACGAGAAGCTCTTCGCTAATCCGATGACTACGACTTCATATGCCCTTCTTTCGGAGTGGCATAAGTTTATGGCTCAGAGTCCAACTTGGCTCGACGCAGAGTTGTGTCGAATGCTTTTGTTAGGCTCGAAGTCTGTGAAGTTCGTAGACGGCTCAAAACTGTCCACTGTGGCAAAAACCTTGGTAATTGATCGAACGATCAATACTGAGCCTTCCTTAAACATGATCTTTCAGAAGTCCATTTCGGGCTTCCTCGAGAAAGTGTTGTCACGGCGATTTCGCTACTGTCAGTCTGTACAGCCTGACAGAAATCGTCGAATGGCATTGGAAGGGTCACGGACTGGCCGTCTGGCCACGATCGATCTGACGAGTGCAAGTGACTTGTTGCCGCTTGCGCTGTTTGAGGAGATTTTTCCTCCCGTCTTCTTTGGTGCCCTACGAGACTGTAGGTCACCGAAGACAGAGATCGATGGGCACTTTATCGACCTCCATATGCTATCCGCTATGGGGAATGGCTTCACCTTTACGGTGATGACCTACCTTTTTAGCATTCTTCTGGAAGCTGTAGTTCGGTTGAAAAACCGAAGCTCACGGAAGAAGGATAGCTATCGCGTCAACTTCTCTTACGAGCAGTTTGGCGTTTTTGGAGATGACATTATATGCCCCACGGCAATCTATGAAGACGTAGTGAGAGCTCTGACCCTGTTTGGCTTTGAGCCAAATTTGGAGAAGAGCTACTCGCGTGGTCTGTTTAGAGAGTCGTGCGGATGTGATGCGTACAAAGGCGTTAATGTTCGAGGCGTATACTGTAAGTCCTTGCGGACTATCCAGGAACGTTACTCGTTCATCAATCGCTTGCTGAGATGGGCGTCCAACCATGGATTCCTATTTCCGCGTACGATATCACTCGTCCTACCAAGTAAGTGGAAGAGGCACCTTGTCCCATTTGACGAGAGCGATGACGCGGGGCTTAAAGTCCCGTCGTTTCTGTCTCAGCGACAACAGAAGTATGTCGCGTATAGGCCGAAACGTAGAGTCATCTCTTTCTACAATAGGAAAGGGAACCTTCGAGCGTGGGTCATCAATCCGACAGGATTGATGCTTGCTGCTTCGATTGGTTATGCCGATTCCGCTGGTGTATCTAGACGTCTTAGACGTCTTAGATACGGCAAGGTACGGCTCTTTACCCCGAATTGGGATAGAGTACCATACCAAACCGACACAGTAGTCTCTTTTGGAGACTGGGCAGGGATCTGCTGGGCCCATCTTGGGTGATGGGTTCCATGTCCTCCTGAGGCGATAGCCTC